ATGATACAAGACCTATACAAACAAAAAAGGTCCTTGGAGTTGAAGTGGGAACAGGAGCATCTGTCTAACGGTAGATATACTCTTGAAATGGTCAGGATTGATGACAAAGTTAAAGAAGTCATTACGAAGATCAAGCTGGAAGAAGCAGCTATTGCCCACAGACAGAATACTGTCGAAGGTGCAGCTCCACAAGTTTCAGTAGCTACTTAATAAAAAAGCTACATCGTTGAATAAATTCAATTCACATTACAGGCTCTCTTGCACTCTACTAAAATGTAGTGTATAGTTTCAGCACTATACAATTAATCAGAACGTAGACGAGTATAGTCGACGGCCTAGAGACTACGTTCGGAAAACTAGGAGGATAATACTATGGCAAAAACATTGTTTAGAGGACCAGTTCTGCAAGGTAAGTTTAACGAGTCAGGCGTTACTGGATTTAATCTAGAAAACAAATCAGCTAACTACACAGTGCAGAATGCAGATTCTGGTAAGACTTTTACATCATCAACTGATGGTGTTGTATTTACTTTACCTGCAATTTCTATTGGAAGAATATTTACTTTTGTAAATACAGCTCCTGATGGAACTAACGCATTAACAATTAGCCCAAATGCTAATGATGGTATTTTGTATGCCGGATCTTTGACAGATAACAAAGATATTATTAATACAAAAGGCACATCAAAAGTTGGTGACTTTGTAGTATGTGCATCTTTAAACTCAACAACTCATTGGACGATTGTTGACGTGCAAGGTGTATTTGCTAAAGAAGCGTAATAATTAATTTATTGTGGGGCTTCGGCCCCACTTAAATTTTAAGGAGAACTAATGTCAGATCAAAGATTTACAAGAGTAACAAGTACAGGTCAGGTAAAAACAATTGCTGGAGGATCAACTAATATTGGTCCATGTAGAATAACTTATATTCAAGGTAAAGGTCATGCAAGTGGTCAACTTGAATTAAGAAACAGTGCAGACAATTCTGGTGATTTATTATTTCAAGCACACTTTGGAACAGAAGGTTTAGATATTTTTGTTCCCGGTGAAGGAATAAGATTTGAAACTACAGTACATGCTACAATATCAGGAACAGGATCAGTCACTTTAGGTTATACTGGCTAGGAGGTTAAATGGCTAACACTACCTCGGGTACAACTACATTTGATAAAACTTTTTCTATTGATGAAATAATAGAAGAAGCATTTGAACGTCTTGGTATGCAAGATGTTTCAGGTTATCAATTAAAAACTTCAAGACGATCATTGAATATAATGCTTCAGGAATGGGGCAACAGAGGTATTCACTATTGGGAAATAGGGGAATTAAATCTTGATTTAGTAGAAGGACAAGCTGAATATAAATTTTTTAGATCAGCAGGTGATGGCACAAATGCTGTTTCAACTCCTGCTAATGTTCATGGAATTTCTGACATCCTTGAAGCACAATTAAGATCTAATAGAACCGCAACAAATCAATCTGATAGTCCTATGACTAAAGTTGATAGATCTACTTACGCAGGTTTTTCAAACAAACTTTCTAAAGGTACACCTAATCAATATTGGGTTCAAAGATTTATTGATCATGTAAGTGTGAGCGTTTATCCTACACCAGATTCAACTAATGCATCTAAAGATATGCATTTTTATTTTATAAAAAGAATTCAAGATGTGGGTGATTATACAAATGCAACTGATCTACCATTTAGATTTGTTCCATGCATGGTTTCAGGTTTAGCTTATTATTTATCTATGAAATATGCTCCACAACTTACACAACAAATGAAATTATTATATGAAGATGAATTTCAAAGAGCATTACAAGAAGATGGATCAGCTTCTAGTACATATATTACACCGAAAGCTTACTACCCAGGAACATAATGTCAAAATACGCAACAGGTAAATATGCAAAAGCAATATCGGATAGATCTGGTATGGAGTTTCCATATAAAGAAATGGTTAGAGAATGGAATGGTGCATTTGTTCATGCATCTGAATTTGAACCAAAGCAACCACAGCTACAACCTAATGCAGTATCAGGAGATGGAATAGCATTATTAAATACAAGAACAGATAGAACTGAACCAAGCACTTTATTTTCATTGCCAGAAGATCCTTTTGAAACTATGGAGGCAGGATCTGGTAAAATAAATGTTTTTGCACCTGGTCATGGTTTGACTACAGGACAAACAGTTGTATTTAGAGGAGCGCCAACAGTATCACCTGGAACAGGAACTCCATACAACCCTGTTACAGGAATAAATGGAACTTCTGTTTTTGCTTTTGCAGGCATAAAAGATTTTGATGGTATACAAGGATCAAATATTCAAAGAGCTCAAGGGTATACAATTACTCTTGGAAAAATAACACCAGGTCCATTAGTTTTAGAAACAAGTTATACTCTATCAAATTTTTTTCATTTTACTGTAGCAACAAATACTGCTACAACGGGACTTAAACAAGGAGGAGGTATTGGTCTATCAGGAGGACCAGTCACAATACAGCCATGATTAAAAAAATTTGGAATTGGATTAAAAATATATTTACACCTAAATCTCAAGATGAACATCTTGAAATGTATGAAGTAAGATCAGACAAAGCAGAAAAAATAAACAGAAAACATCAAGGGGATTTAAAGTAATGGCTTATACTTTAGCTAATTTACAAGATGATATTAGAGACTACACTGAAGTAGATAGTGGTGTGTTGTCTAATTCAGTTCTTAATACAATGATTAAGAATACTGAAAATAAGATATATAGAGAAGCAGATTCTGATGACAATCGATTTTATGCAACATCAAACCTACAAGCTGGTAACAGATATGTTACTATTCCATCTGATTTAAGATTTATTAGATACGTTCAATTAAAGGATTCTAACAACAAACAAGTATATTTACAAAAAAAAGAAACTAGTTACATGGCAGAATATTATGACACTCCAAGCACACAGTCTGGTTTTCCAAAGTATTATGGAAATTGGGATGCTAATTTTTGGGTTGTAGCACCCACTCCAGATAGCACATATGAAATAACTTTGGCTTATGTAAAGCAACCAGACACTCTAACATCTGGAGCAGCAAGCACTTCAGGAACTTACATATCTAATAAATATCAGGATTTACTTTTGTATGGATGTCTGGTAGAAGCATATGGATACTTGAAAGGACCTGCAGATATGTTACAATACTACATGCAGGCTTATCAAAAAGCTTTAGCATCGTACGCGATCGAACAACAAGGTCGTAGACGCCGGGACGAATATCAAGATGGTGTTATTCGTACTCCTTTAAAATCACCATCACCATAATAAGGAGATATATACATGGCAAATATAGTACCTAATTCTTTCAAATCAGGTTTATTAAAAGGAGTATTTAATTTTGATACATCTGGTAATGGAGGTAATGCTTTTAAGTGTGCTTTATATACAAGTATATCCGGCTACAGTGTAGCATCAACTGTGTATTCAACAGGTAATGAAGTTAGTTCATCAGGAACATCTTACACAGCTGGTGGTAATGCGTTAACTAATAATGGAGTTGCAGGGACAACAACTGCGTTTGTTGATTTTGCTGATTTAACTTTTCCATCAGTTACGCTAACTGCTGCAGGAGCTGCAATATATAAAACAACCGGAGGCGGAAACGAGCTTGTACTAGTTTTAGATTTTGGTGGCAATAAAACAGCAACGAACGGAGACTTTGTTATTCAGTTCCCTACTGCTGATGCTTCAAACGCTATTATTAGATTAGGCGACGCGTAATAAAAGGATTTAATAAATGGCTTTTGTACTTAACGACAGAGTTAAACAGACGAGTACGTCTACTGGCACAGTAACTATAAACTTATCAGCTACAGCTGAAACAGGTTTTGAAACTTTTGTTGCTGGTATTGGAACTACAAACAGTACGTTCTACTGTATTTCACATGATGGAACTTCTGAGTTTGAGGTCGGTATTGGAACTGTAACAGATGCATCACCTGATACACTTTCTAGAGATACCGTTATCTCCTCTTCAAATTCAGATAACAAAGTGGATTTTTCAGCAGGAACTAAAACTGTATTTTGTACTTATCCTGCAAAACGTGCACCGTCTGCAAGTATGACAGCTACAACTTATGTAACAACACATGCTTCAACAATTTCTGATGTTCAAACAATGGATTCAGGAGTTTTAGCAGGACCAGTGACTGTATCAGGAACTGTGACAGTAACAGGTAATTTGGTAATTCTATAATGAGTACAATAGAAGTAGATAAAATAATTCCACAGTCAGGCACTAACTTAACAGTTGGTGAAGCTGGTGATAGTTTAGTATTTCAAAATGATGTTATTCCAAACTCTGCTTTAGTAAACGAACAAATTACAATTAATGGTGTTGCTGTAAATTTAGGTGGTTCAGCTACAATACCAACTGAAACACAACCAACAATTACAGGAATTTCACCATCGGTTATTGATGCAGATGTTGGAGGAACAATAGCTTTAACAGGAACTAATTTTGCAGCTATACCAAAAGTAGAATTACAAAGAGCAAATGGTTTAATTCAAGATGCAACATCTGTTACATTTAACAGTGCAACATCAGTTAGTTTTACAACTGGCACAACAGGATTAACAAATGGACAAAACGTTAGAATTTTATTAACAAATCCGGATGGTAATGCTGTTAGAAGTTCATCAGATTTAGTTATTTCTGATGGTCCAGTTTTTCAAACTACAAGTTTACCTAACGGAGAATCAAACACAGCTTATTCACAAAACATAGATGTTACAGGAGATAGTGCTGTAACAATAAGTACAACTGTTGTATCAGGAGCATTACCTGCTGGTGTAACAATCGGATCGACAACTAATCCAAGTGGCTCTACATATAGAGCAGTAATATCAGGAACAATGCCAACTATAACAAGTCAAACTGTATACAACTTTACTGTTAGAGCAACAGATGCTCAAGGTCAAACTACAGATCAAGCGTTGTCAATTACATCAACTGCTGGTATATCTAACTCAGGAGGATTCTGCTAATGGCATCAGCACGTTTAACAAAAACTATTTCATCAAGTACAGGTAAAATATTTACTATGAGTGTGTGGCTTAAAAAAGCTGATAATGCTTCTATTAATACACTATTTCATTTAACAAGTGATAGTAATACTAATAAATATATAGAAATTGCTTCAAAAAGTGGTTATGCAATAGATTTTCAATTAAAAAATGGCACTAGTGGCGATAATGGTACTTTTCTAAGAAGAAGACTTACTAGATTATTTAGAGATCATCATGCTTGGTATCATATAGTTATTAGGTTTGATAGTACAAATAGCACTGCAGGTGATAGGGCAAGAATTTATATAAATGGTGAACAAGCTACAGATGTTGATCAAGATAGTACACCAGATGTGCCATTAAATTTTGTATCGGATTTAAATAACGCTAATTCTAATTTATCTTTAGCTGGTTTTGTAGGTGGTAGCCATTATCTTAATGGTCAACTGGCACATTTTCATTTTACAGATGGTTATTCTTATGCACCTACTGAATTTGGTGAAACAGATGCAACAACTGGAATCTGGAAACCTAAAACTTCACCATCAGTTACTTATGGTACAAATGGTTTCTTTTTAAAATTTGATAACTCAGCAAACATGGGATTAGATTCATCTGGTCAAGGAAATAATTTTACAACTAATGGTACAATTATTCAAAATAAAGACACACCTAATAATGTTTTTGCTACATGGAATCCTTTAGAGCCTACATCAAATTTAACTTTTTCTAATACAAATAATACATTAACAAGTGGTGCTGGTAGTAAGGGAGTTCCAAGTACTTTAGCTGTTAGTAGTGGAAAATTTTATTTTGAAAATAAATTAGGTTCATCTGCAGGAAATGTTGTAACAGGAATAGCACAAGACAATTCTTTTACTTATGTTGGAAGTAGTTCTACAAGTTATGGTCATTGGAATGGAAATATTTATAACAATGGTAGCACAACTTCTTATGGCGGAACAGCATCCAATAATGATATTGTAGGAATAGGATTAGATTTAGATAATAATAAAATGTATGTCTCAATTAATGGAACTTGGCAAAATTCAGCAAATCCATCCTCTGGTACAGGTGGACACACAATAAATGCAGGAACATATCATTTTGCTGCAAGTGGAGATACTTCTCAAAGTTGGAACGCAAACTTCGGTAATGGATATTTTGGTACAACTGCTGTATCATCTACACAAAATCCAGATGATGGAAACGGTATTTTTGAATACGACCCACCAACAGGTTATAGAGCGTTATGTACTAAATCAATTAATGCAGAGGAGTATAGTTAATGGCACAAATAGATAAACCAAATTTACATTTTAATACAGTTACTTATACAGGTAATGCTTCTACAAGAAGTATTACAGGAGTTGGGTTTCAAC